ATCCATCTCCAGCTGGTGGTGAAGGTTTTGCACGAGGAACGATTGGAACAACAGCAGTAATAGTTGCAGCACTTCTTGGAGCACTATTTAAGTCAATAGTAGAACCAGCTAAGTTCATTGCATTTCCAGAACCAATATCTAACTTATTACCAGTGTCAATCTTCATTGCAAGAGTAGACGCAAGTTCCATAGTCGATTCTGTGTGGAATGATGTTGCACCTTTAATTGTTGTCGCAAATGTTCCTTCTGCCAACATACCCACATTACCAGTGATGTTAGTAGAAAGATTTCCTTTAATATCTGTAAGTGAATCCCCATCAACAACCATATCATAATTACCAAGTACCGCATTCGTAAAGTTTGCGGCGGTAATGATTTGCATATCACCTTGGGATTGTTGTAAGAACTTTCCAACAGACTGTTGTGTCATTGTAGTCTGTGCAGTCATCTCTATTGATTCGTTTGCGAACATGCGGATATTCTTGCCCGCATGGAAGTCGATGTTCTGTCCTACGTTGAATTTTAGATGTTCATCAACCTGTGCATTCATACTACCACGCACATATAAATCTGCATCACCGTCAACGAACACTTTCATGTTACCACGAACACGAACTTGTTTATTGTTGTGGACGATTTCAAAATCATCACCCACAATCTTAGTTACCTTTGTGCCATCTGGATGAACTTCATAGAATGTGCCGGAACGATGAAACTCATGTATCCGCTCATGCCCAGGCGTGTCATCAAATTCTACAATATGTCCACTCTCTGTTTCCTTTACATGGTTGAAAGGATACTGTGCATTGTAAGAAGACTTAGGTTCGCCTGTCAAGTCATCTACATTGTTCGACTTGAATATGTTAACTGGATGTTGATTTCTTTGGTCGTTTACCGCAAGTCTGTTTGTGTCTGCCTCATTTACCCTACGAGGATAGAACCCACGAGGGTCACTGAAACCTTTGAGTGTATTTACTTTGGATACAATGATTTCAACTTCTGCACCTTCTCTTGGTGCTTCTTGAAATGTAACTGTGCCTGCATCAATTCTATAAGACATTACGCCGCTCCTACTTCAGCAGCATACTCTGCAAGAGTAATGGTGCCGTTCTTTAATCTAGAGTCCACACTCTTTGGAAACTCGTTTGGATAGAAGTGTCCAGAATCATTCTCAATATCATTCTTCAGACCTGCCTTAGAAAAAGAATCTCTTGCGATACCTTCATAGAGTTCAACATCCCAAAGTGCCTTACCATCAATTGATGTGACAACAAAGTCGATTGCACTTGCGTAGTTATGCCATGAACTGCCAGGGCGTGCCGCTTTCGGCCCACCAGACTTGTATGCACGAAAGAGTTCTTGTTGAGATGCATTTGTTCTATATGCGAATGAGATACTACAATCATAATCCTCATTGTCTGTAAGAAACGCCTGAACGCCTGCAACAAACTTAGGACGCAGTTCTGGTGCTATCTCATTTATTCTTGCTGCAAGTCTAGTTTTGTTTCTAGACCTTTCAAATGCATCTGCTTCGACAAGCGTACCAGCACCATAGTATGAGTCTGGTGGTATTTCCACATTGTTATCTGATTCGGGCGGAGTGTTCTCTGCTGCTTGTACAACCCCATCAATCTTTACAAGGACAGTGGAGTCAGTCGCATCAGCGGGCGTAGAAAATTCTGTAGTCTCTCCATCACCAATAGTAACAGAAGTAGACACCTCTGGTATTGGTAGTTCCTGATTGGGAGAGAAGTCATGTGGAGATTGTCCAACAGGCGCTGCTGCGGCGGATGAGATGCCAGGGATTGTTCCCCACACCATTGGTTCTTGCATAAAGTCTGGATCACGCCAGAAACCAATCACCCACGAACCTTCAATCGGGCCTGTAGGGGAAGAACCGATACCACCAGCAGAAGCAGAGTTCGCTGGTTGCACACAAACCGCCCACGGCAAATCAATGGTGGGAAGTTTAGTCTTATCTTCAGTATGATATCCGTAAACACGAGCTCGCACTCTACCTAGAGCGAGAGGGTCGTTTCTATCTTCTACTACGCCGAACCACCAAACGAATCCGTCACGGCCTGCAAAGAAAGTATTATCAGTAATCGCCATTTATATAAATCTCCTTATAAGTATTTATATGATGTAAATGGAACACACTTTATAAATCTTTGTCAAGTGTGACTTAAAAATGACAGCTTGTTTAATAAGTATACCGTGAATAAATTTCACCATACTAAACAAGGAAACCCCTCAAATGAAAACGACTTTAATTGCTGCCGCTATTGTATTGGCAGGCGCACCTCTTTATGCTGAAGGATTCTCTTTCGGCGGAGAAGTAGATTCTGAATATAAATTAGATGCAGCTTCAATGACTGTAACTCTTTCACCAGAAGTAAACTACGATATGGGATTGTGGAACTTCGAAGCAAGTACAGACATTTCTGTGTACAATAGTACATCTGCTGATTCGAACTTCGTATTGCTTGATTCGTTAGATTCTGGTTCTCATCCAGTACTAGACTTAGAAGCAACATATGCAATGTCACCATCACTAGAATTAAGTGCTGGTACATCATGGGACTTGAATAAAAGCGAACGTGGCGAAGTCACAGTTGGCGCTTCATTCAGTTTCTAATTACAAAAATAGAAGGGCGGACAACTGCTCCGTCTGCCCTTCTTACTTAAATACCTGAGTTCCCATAGAACCAGTAACCGTAGTCATCTTCTTAAAGATAACATTCAATCCCTCTTCACATAGAAACCCTTGTACCGTATCACCCTCTTGAGTGATGCCAGGCAACTCTGTTTGAGTGTCCCCTTCAAAGACTGCAATCTCATACAATCCTTTCTTACCACCATAGGAAGTACTGTGTTTTATTACAGATAGTTCATATTGTCCAAACTCTATAATAGCTTGAACACCATCATAGAGTTTTCCGAATTTTATTTCTTCAAATTTCATTTCATTCTCCTATAGACCGTTGACCCGCTTTTTAATAAGGACGGGCCTCAATAATAGATCGTTTTGTTTTCGAGCGCATCGCTGCCATCTTCTGATAGGACTCTAACCACTTCAGAGGACTTTGAATATTTTGCGATACAGTCATCTTGAGTTTACGAGAGCGAAACTCTTTCTTCAAGTCTTTCGCCATCTGAGTTCCCAGAAACCGTGAGACAAGTTTCACAACCGTCACACGAAACCCTACATCATGGTGCATATTCCCAGCAGTGTGGGCGAGTTCGTGGAGTATGGTGTACTTGTTTGTACCACAGTGTGGACGGAGAGAAACTACACCATTCCATCCCGCCGTACCCGCTACACGAGGATTAGCAGACGCTTTCATAAACCGTAGAGTAGGAGTCTTCCGACCATTACTTCCACATAGGTTCTGATAAGTCTTAGACTTGATTATGCGTTTGAAGTATCGTGTCGCTTCCTTCTCCGTCATGTTCTGAGAACTATCTGGATACTTGCGCTGTACGGCAAACTCACTCTGATACACCTTAGAACGACCACTGTCTACACCAGATGCCTGTAAACGTCCTGTACGAATTGCACGAGACTTCTTCCGATAATACTCTGCATACTTGTTTGCAAGGTCATTATTCATTACACCAGTAGCAAGTGCTGCTTGATATGCGTCAGTAGAACTATACATTATACATTCTCCGTCATTGCGTATTGAGGAACGGTAAACATGTCATCAAACATCCCTACCTCATCGAAACCATTGAGAACCATTCCATCGAATGCATCCCCACCTTTCTCATAGACAACTAAGTCTCCCTTAATGAAACCTTGGTAAGAGGCAATATCAATGTCAGTAACTTTCATCTTCAAGTCTAAACCAAGGAACGTCTTTTCAATAATCATATTTCTCTCTCTTTCTTTAACTTACTATATGATCATACTTGATCTCATAACAAATGTCAAGTGTTTTTTCAAAAAAGATTTGTAATGAAAACAATGACTTACAAATTAATTACAGGGAAGTGCAAATGAAAGTCGCTCAGTTTTGGGGGCGGGGGGCTATTAAAAGAAGTATATCCCAACAAGAACTCCAAAAAAGAAGTTCAACCAACACATCAGATAGAGATAGTTCATACCATCCACCAAGGATAAGCAGTGATGTAATTGTAGAAGTTCATCAGAGGTTCATGGAAGATGACACCTATGATTACTCCAAGAAAAAAACGTAACATTAAATTTATTCCTGTATCTTTATTGCATTTATAGATTATGATTCGCCGCTCAGTTCTAGGGGGCGGCCATTATACCATACTCTGATGGTAATGTCAAGAGGCATGCAGTGATTAATATCCTAGCCCTTACGGGCGCCAGTCGCCTCTCTACCTGTTCAGAAGTTCTCTACTTCTCCACTCGGCCCACGCATCTCTAAGATAACATAGGGCACTTGTGTGTTCATTGTAACCTTCCCAGCCCAATCACAAGCGTCATTCCAATCCACAAAGTTCATTGTCTCTGTAGTGGTAAGTCCCTCTGCGATTCCTCTAAGATGATACTTATCGAATGATACTTCATATCTCATACCAAGGTAATCCTTTTTAAGTATCTCTAACTGGTCTATAACACTCAGGTTACACATTGTACTATCTAAGATGTTCATGCACAAGCCCTCACTAGTCTCTGGACGTTCTCATCCTTGAAGTCACCAGTACTACACCAGTTACGCATTGCTGCACACTCTGTCTGATCTTCTAGACAGCTGTTCATCATAGGGCATGTATCACAAGGACACTCTCTCTTGTTCTCTGGCCCATAGTGCATCTCTTCATGGTTAATGTTAGAGCGAACACTAGAATATATACCTTGTCCAACACTCGTAGACAACTCAGCGATTAGATTAACTGTACTCAATTTCATATATCTCCTTATTTCTCAAACCTTACATAGCTTATTATACTCGATGTCAATAGATTTGTCAAGTACTTTTTGAACTTTTTTTCAATTATTTTCATTGAAATGTACTCACAACAAACACTGTGCCTCCGAACACCATGACACCATAGAAAAAACCTAATAAAAACAACCACTTAAGCAGAGAGAACATAAGGTTTATCCCACTGTCCAACATTGATATCTGTGTAGTGACTCCTGTGAAAGTAATCACTCTGAAGGTCATCCTCACAGAACCAATCAGAACCTTTCATGGCAGCAGTGAGTTCTTCATAGAACGAAGCAATCTCAGTGTCACCAACTTCCTCAGCCCACTTAGACGCCCAACTCTCATTCACTTGAAGATAAGTCCCAACAGGATAAGACTTCTGTTGATAGTTACGGTGAGCGTACATGTCGTTATGTTTCTGCGCTGAACCCAACAGGTCTAGCCGACCTTCCTTGATGTTAACCACAAGTGACATGTGGTGACGTACTGCAATAGAACCCTTCATACCGTACTTCTTGAGTACCGCTTTGATAGCAGGGGCCAGTTGTTTCTTCTTTTCTTGTGATACATACGCCATAGTTCAGTTCCTTTTCTCAGTTTATGTATACATTATACCTGTTTTCATAACAAATGTCAAGCGAAATCGTCACTTTTTTTCAAAAAAAATGCAAATA